CCCAACCCTTGGAGCCTCGCAGTCAAGAACCTGATGCAGAAATTTCGGCTGCTGATCGCGAAAAACTCAGAACAGCAGTTGTGCAACCTACCAGTCAGTCAGCAACCCCAACGGATGTAAAGCCGGCCACTGTCAGCAGTTTTGGAACTACCGATACCGGTAGAGCCACAAGAATTGATCCCAGGGCCAAGTATCTAAGACCCGAAGCAGAGCGTTTGGCCAGAGAAAAAGAACTAGAACCACTAGCAAAAGAATTGGTGCCTGCAATTTTGACTGCACCCATTGGTGGGGCAGTAACTGGTGCAGTGGCCAAACCTGTAATAGGAGCCATTGGTAGACAACTAGCCAAACGGGCCGGTAGCGAAATTGCCAAGGATGTTGGTGCGGTGGCTGGTAGAGAAGCCGGTAGAGACATAGCCAGAGCTGCTCCACGCACCGACTATGTGGATCCTGCCAAAAAGATTCGCGACATTGAGCGTGCCAGACCTGGTCAACCAGCACCACAACCATCTGGTACAGCGCCTAGTTCTGCTGCACCCAGACCCACAGGTGAACCTCCGGTCAGCATACACGACAAACCTGTTGATTTAGAAAAAGCAGCCGAATTGGTTGCTCAAGCAGAAAAAACCGCTGCACAAAAAGCTACCGTAACCGCAATACCTCAACCTGCTGTTGCACCCCGAGGTGCTGAACAGTTGGCAAAAAGAATGGAAGTTGGTCAACAAAGATTAGATCCAGTGCTCGATATAATTAAGGCCATTGGCGAAAGACCTTATCCCAAAGCGGCTGGCACTATTGCAACTGGTGCTGCTGCAGCTGGTATTCCCTATGCTGGTTATAAAGTGTACAGCAAAATGCAAGAACCAGAAGTCAAAGCAGAAATAGAACGACGCAAAGCAGAATTGGCCAAAGATTCCAAAACACAATCAGTAACAGCCACTCCAACTCCTAGACCAACACCCAGTACTGCACCACAAGCACCGCGTCCACCAGAAATCGAATACTGGAGACCAGAAATGAGACCCTTGCCTGAGTCTGTCAACGATGAACTGTCTCGCCGTATAGACTTGTTAAAGACACAGTTAGCCGAATACAAACTACAAGAAGCTGGACCAGAATTAAAGGAAATACCACCCCACCGTGAGTACACCCCTTCCCCAGAAGTAGAAACTGCTGCCGCCAGACGCTACGCCAAACAAAAATTAATTCAAATGGGTGTGACCGATCCCAAAAAGCTAGACGCAGCAATGAAAAAATGGGAAAAAGGTGTGCGGGCTGCTCAAAAAAAGCAGACATGAAATAATATTATATAAAGGCAAAAGTCAGGGGATAAATACTCTTGACACCGATGCAAAAGACGCATATACTACACAGGTGTATGCGTTTTTTATTTTAGTGTACAGGCAATCATGCTCAGTTGGGCATACACAGGCAATTTTAGGCATATTATAGGAGAAATACCATGGCCTCATTAGCAGAAATCCGCGCACGACTTCAAGCCGCAGAGTCGAACAAGGGCGGTCAATCCCAAAGCGGCGACAACGCAATTTACCCACACTGGAACATCGACGAAGGCGCCACTGCCAAAGTACGCTTCCTTCCTGATGGCAACAGCAAGAACACATTCTTCTGGGTAGAACGCGCAATGATCAAACTGCCATTCAATGGCATCAAAGGCGAAACCGACGCTAAACAGGTACAGGTTCAAGTGCCCTGTGTGGAGATGTGGAACGAAGCCTGTCCAATCTTGGCTGAAGTGCGTCCTTGGTTCAAAGACAAAAGTCTTGAGGACATGGGCAAGCGTTATTGGAAAAAACGCAGCTACATCATGCAAGGTTTTGTGCGTGACAATCCCCTAGCCAACGACAAAGCTCCTGAGAATCCCATTCGCAGATTTGTTATTGGTCCTCAGATTTTCCAAATCATCAAGTCATCATTGATGGATCCAGAATTGGAAGAACTGCCAACTGACCTGCTGCGTGGCTTGGATTTTTCAATCACCAAGACTTCCAAAGGCGGCTATGCTGATTACTCCACCTCCAAGTGGGCTCGTAAGGAGTCAGCATTGGCCGAAGCCGAACAGGCTGCACTACAAGCACATGGGTTGTTTGACTTGGCCAGTTTCTTGCCCAAGAAGCCAGGTGAAGTTGAGCTCCGGGTCATCAAAGAAATGTTTGAAGCCAGTGTGGATGGTCAAAGCTATGATGCAGAACGTTGGGGTCAGTACTTTCGCCCAGCTGGTGTGATGTTAGCCAACATGGCCGAAACACCCGATGCTGAACCCGCAGCACCTGCTGTGAAACCTGCACTGAAAGCAGTGCCCAAGGCCGAAGTGGTAGAGGAAGATGAAGCTCCTGCTGCTGTTGCTCCGGTTCAGGCTGCTGCCAAGAGTCAAAAGGCCGATGATATCTTGGCCATGATTCGCGCTAGACAAAACAAGCAGTAATACATAGCATATACACAGGGGCTGACCGCCCCTGTGTATCTTTATACTCACAGGTGAAATATGGCAAAACCATTTGATGTATCAAAATTCCGTAAAGAAATTACCAAATCAATTGATGGTTTATCAATTGGTTTCAATGATCCCACAGACTGGATCAGCACAGGCAACTATGCCTTGAACTATCTCATCTCGGGTGACTTCAACAAAGGCATTCCACTTGGCAAAGTCACTGTGTTTGCTGGTGAGAGTGGTGCAGGTAAAAGTTATATCTGTTCCGGCAACATTATCAAAAACGCACAGGCACAAGGCATCTTTGTTGTACTAATTGATAGTGAGAATGCCTTGGATGAAGATTGGCTCAAGGCCTTGGGCGTTGACACCAATGAAAGCCGACTGCTGAAGTTAAGCATGGCCATGATTGACGATGTGGCTAAAACTATCTCAACATTTATGAGCGACTACAAAGGTCTAGCCGACGGCGAGCGTCCCAAGGTCCTGTTTGTGATTGACTCGTTGGGTATGTTGCTCACACCCACAGATATCAATCAGTTTGAAGGCGGTGACTTAAAAGGTGACTTGGGTCGTAAACCCAAAGCACTCACAGCCTTGGTGCGTAACTGTGTGAACATGTTTGGTAGTTACAATGTGGGCTTGGTTTGTACCAATCATACCTATGCCAGTCAGGACATGTTTGATCCCGATGACAAGATTTCAGGCGGTCAAGGTTTTATCTATGCCAGTTCGATTGTGGTTGCTATGAAAAAACTCAAACTCAAAGAGGATGAGGATGGCAACAAAATCACAGATGTCATGGGTATTCGTGCTTCATGTAAGGTAATGAAAACACGCTATGCCAAACCTTTTGAAGGTGTACAGGTCAAGATCCCTTATGAAACAGGTATGAATCCTTACAGTGGTCTAGTGGATCTTGCTGAAAAGAAAAACATTCTTAAAAAGGATGGCAACAAATTGATGTTTGTTACCACAGACGGCGAAATCATCAAGTACTTCCGCAAAGGCTGGGAAAGCAATGAAGATGGTTGCTTGGACAAAGTAATGGCCGAGTTCAAAAATCAACGAGAAGAACTAAGTAATCCTGACGACGCCACTCAGGAGGAATAACATGTCAGCAGATATCGCAGCAGAAATTTGGAGCGAACTCAAGCGTTACATCAACAGCATGGACCAAGCAGATGCAGCCGAAACCTTGGTCAATATCATGATTGACAACGATATTGACAGTGAGGACATTCGCAGTGCTTTTGCTGGTGATGCCATGATCAAACGCATTCTTTCCGATTATGTAGACGAGGAAGAAGATGAGGCTTATGAGGAAGAAGATTACGAAGAAGATGAGTGATGTGGTATAGTCGAGTCACTAGCGATCTCAGTGCCATACCTGATTTTATCACACACTATCAGACGGAACTTCAGCAGGCCAAATTTGATGTCAAGATCAGCGGGGTAGTTGAGAAGAACCTCACTGCCCTGCCCGGTCTGACTGAGCACAGGTTCAATCAACTGCAGGAAATAGAAGCAGTGTTAAACTATCTCAACATTCAACTGCGTAAGATTCGTAGAAAGCATTTTCAAAAGTATTTGGAAACCTATGCTAGAGCACTCACAAGCCGCGATGCAGAAAAGTATGTGGATGGTGAGGATGAAGTTATCGACTTTGAAACCATTATCAACGAAGTTGCACTGCTGCGCAACAGTTGGTTGGGCATACTCAAAGGCCTAGAAAGCAAAAACTTCATGTTGGGTCATGTGGTGCGCTTACGCACAGCCGGCATGGAAGACGCATCAGTGTGACACAGGTAATCACAACTTTTAGTCGTGATGGGTTTGACTTGTATGGTCGTCGCATGGTCAACAGTTGGTTACAATATTGGCCTGCCAACTATGGGTTGACTGTGTACACTGAAGGATTTTCTTTGCCTGACAATGCCAGAATACAACAGATAGATCTTACAGGTGCAGCGCCAGGACTAACAGAGTTTAAAAGCCGTAGTCAAGAATTAATTCAAGCACAGCCCGACAATAAAAAATATCATCGTCGTGTACAAAAAACTGTGAAGTGGTGTCACAAGGTATATGCTATGAGCCATGCCTTGCACAATGCCACCACTGACCATGTGATATTTCTAGATGGCGATACCTATAGCAAGGCCGCTGTGCCCGAATCCCTGGCTAGAGATCTTGTGGGCACACACTTGTTTGCTGTGCATTTTGAAAAGTTAAAACACGGACTACACTTTGAAACTGGGCTGGTTGTGTTCAACACACGGCATCAACAAATGCCTGCATTCGTCAATGAGATAACCAGAGATTACGACAATCTCAACATCTACAATCACAACAAAACCTGGGACAGCTATTGGTTTGCGCATCTTTATCACACAATGAATTTGGATGTGCGCGATCTCACCGAACGAGGTCAAGGTGTGTTTGGCAATAGATTGGTCAAGAACTGCTTGGCTCACGAAGTGGGCACAGAGAAATACGCCAGAGCCGGCTACAACAAATTTACCGGCACCAAAACCTAAACGCATACATAACTCAAAGGAGTTAGGTATGAAACGCACAGCATTTGTCACGGGCATGACCGGTCAAGACGGCCCCTATTTGGCCAAGTTTTTGTTGGAAAAAGACTACCGAGTCTATGGCCTAATCAAACGGTACAGCAA